GTTACATATGGTACAGGCATTGACACAGCCGAGGATATTTCCGAGCTTATGGGACTTGTTGAAGCTGACGGCTTTGATGTTACAGGCTTTGCGGCAGAAATTGCTCTTAAATCATCTTTCAGAGGTTTGCGTGACAAAAACGGCGGTCTTATCTTTGCTCCAAGCTTGCAGGCGGATACACCATCAACTCTATACGGTCAGGCAATCAACTATGTAAAAAACGGTTCTTGGGATAGCAGTAAGGTTAAGCTTATTGCTGGTGATTGGTCACAGGCAGTTTATGCAATGCGTCAGGATATGACATATAAGGTACTTGACCAGGCTGTCATCAGTGATGCAAGCGGTAAAATCTTATATAACCTTGCACAACAGGATATGGTTGCACTTAGATGTGTAATGCGTCTTGGCTGGCAGCTGCCTAACCCAGTTACACAACTCAATGGTACTGATACACGCTATCCGTTTGCGGCACTTGTACCTGCTGGTACTGAACATTCAGGTGGTTGATTATGTTTAAAAAAGGCATTAACAGCTATTTAAATCTTGATGAAGCAAATGAGCTTATTGACGGTATTGATACAACAGGAAAATGGCGTGAGCTTACAGACGGCGAACGAAAGCAATATTTAATACTTGCTACTGTGCATATCGACAGCCTTATGCTTACATCTCGAAAACATAGTGCTGAACAAATTCTACAATTTCCGAGAGGAAGAAATTCGGAAGTACCGAGAGCAGTGCTTATGGCACAAGCTCTTGAAGCACTTACATTATCTGATACACAAGCAATGCAAAGAATTTCTTTGCGTGAACAAGGTGTAACTTCAATTAAGCTTGGCAATACAAGTGAAAGCTATTCAGATGATTCAAATTCATCTTCTAAGCAAAATAATGAACTTAAAAGTAAGGTCGCAATGTCGCTTATGCGACCGTATATGCTTGGTTCGGCGGTGATGATATGAGCTTGTTTACTCCATACTTTAAGGATAGCATTTCTGTACAGAATTATATTGGTGTCAATGATTTTGGAGATAGTCAATACAGTTCTGCAAAAGATGTGCTTTGTCGATTAGAATATAAAACACAGGAAACGCTTGATTCTAAAGGCAATAAAGTGATAAGCACAGCAACTATTTATGCGAGATTTTCAATCTATCGCCCTCTGTCATAGCTGGAACAGCAACCGATGAATCTTATACCACTGCGATTAAAACGGCTGTAATGCCTGTTATAAGGGCTTTTGAAACAGCTTTGAATCAGGGCTTGCTTTTAGAAAGCGAAAGGCACAGACACTATCTTGCTTTTGATACAACAGAACTTCTCAAGGGAGATATACTTAAACGCTATCAGGCATATCAAATAGGTTTAGCAAATAATTTCTTACAGGCTGATGAGGTTCGATATAAAGAAGACCTAAAACCACTTGGCTTTAATTTCATACGCTTGGGCTTGCAAGATGTTCTTCTCGACCCGAAAACAAACACAATCTATACTCCGAACACAAATCAAACAACAATGTTTGGGCAGAATGTAAATCAGCAGATAGCTGACAGTATGAATGAAGAAACAGAGCAACGCTGGGACGGTCAGCCTCGTGATAGTGACGGCAGATTCGATAAAGGAAAAAGACGAAGATTAGTTCGTTCAGGAGCAAAGCGAAAAAACTCTGAAAAATCCTCTGAAAGACTTGAAAAATTGGATAAGAATGATATAATAAAAGAAAAAAGTTATAAACCTATCACAAAGATAACAGATAGTGCAATTACACGTGTTCCAAAAGTTAATATTCGTGGATATACAGAAGAGCAATGTTCAGAAATTCAAAGGCAACATAAAGAACTATTGCGATATTCAAAAAATAACAACAATAATAAAGAAGTTGCTTTTGTTTTTGATAGTTCTATAAGTAAACGAAAAGAGTTTGTTGGCTCTGATGATATGCTTGATTTTGGTAGTTCATTGCACGGCAAAGATTTGCTTGTTATGCACAATCATCCAAGGAATAGCAGCTATTCTGATACCGATATTGCGTTTTTACTTGAAAATGATAATGTTCGTTCTTTGTCAATAGTAAAAAATAATGGCTCTGTTGAAATTTTAACAAAGAGCTCTTCCTTTGACAAAGAAAAAGCTATAAATGAGTTCAAACGCTCATACAAAAAGTATGTTAAATCAGGAAAAGATTCAGAAATTGATAAGGCTGTAAACAAATTTATATCTAAATACACGGAGGGACTTTTATGGATAGAAAGCCAATAAACTTTTTAGATGGTAATCCTGAAGAACGAACTAAAGCAATGAAAGAATTTTTTGGGCTTTCCCCTGAACAATCATTTCAGGATTTAACCGTTGATGATAATGATAACGAAAATAATAATGATGATTAAACTGCCCTTAAACAAGGCGGTTTTTCTATGCCCGAAAGTAGGTGAAATAATGGACTTCCGAGAATTTATAGAAGAAAGATTCATAAAAAGAAACTAAGCACTTTGAGAAATCAAGGTGCTTTTTTAATGCCCTGAGTATGGCTTAAAACTGCTCTATTTTTATACCCGAAGGTAGGTGAGAATATTGCAAATCGAAATCAGAAGTAGCAATGAGGCTGTTATAAGCGGTTATGTGAATGCTGTTGAGCGTGATAGTCGCATAATGCCAAAAGGCAAGGGAGCAACTGCGGTACGAAGTTTTGTTGAGCGAGTTAGGGCAGGCACATTCGATAAAGCTATAAAGCGAGGCACGCCAATAGAGCTTCGCTTTAATCACGACAAAATAATAGGCGACACTACAAGCAATCTTGAGCTCTATGAAGATAATATCGGCCTTTATGCGAGGGCAATAATCAGTGATACCCAGGTTATCGAAAAAGCTCAGCGTGGTGAACTTCGTGGTTGGTCATTCGGCTTTATCGCAGAGGGCGAAACTTGGGACAAAGAGGGCGAGATTGACAGACGAACGCTTGAAGACATTGATTTGAAAGAAGTTTCAATTCTCGACAAAACACCAGCTTACTTTGGCACTTCCGTTGAAGTAAGGGAAGAAGAATCGAATGTTTTTGAAACAAGAGGAATCACAGAGAGTATAAAGCTTATTGGAAAAGAATCACCGAAAACTAATAGCTTAGAAATCTATGAAAAAGAACTTGAAATTTTGAAAGAGAGGTAATTTATTATGAAAGCACTAATCGAAAAGAAAAACGCTTTACTTGACGAGGCAGACGCTCTCATCAGCAAAGCAAAGACAGAAAACAGAGCATTTGACGATAGCGAACTTAATCGCTATAACGAAATTAAAGCTGAGCTTGAAAGGCTCAATAAGACTATTTCAGCCGTAAAAGAAACAAGAGAAGCTGAAATTGACGAACCTGATAATAAAAAGAACAGTACAGAAGAAACCGAAACAAGACTTTTTGAAGCTTATATCCGAAATCCGAAGGCTGTTGAAACTCGTGCCGATACTAATCTTACTTTCGGTGCTAATGGTGCAATTATACCAACAAGCATTGAAAATAAGATTATTGATAAGGTGAAAGAAATTTGCCCTATTTTTGAACTTGCAACAAAGTATAATGTCGGCGGTACTCTTACAATTCCGTACATTGATACAGATACAAGCGATAATAAAATGGCTTATTCAACAGAGTTTACAGAACTTGAAAGTACATCGGCAAGTTTTAAGTCGATTTCTCTTACAGGATTCCTTGCTGCAACACTTTGCAAGATTTCTAAGTCACTTATCAATAATTCACAATTTGATATTGTGTCATATACAATTCAGCATATGGCTGTTAATATCGCACAGTGGATAGAAGGTCAGCTACTCAATGGTACATCAGGTAAGATTGAGGGCTTGAGCGGAGTTACTCAGTCTGTTACTACTGCATCAGCAACAGCTATTACAGGTGATGAGCTTATTGACTTGCAGGAAAGTATTCCTGATATATATCAAAACGGTGCAGTATGGATTATGGCTAAGAGTACACGCACAAAAATTCGTAAGCTCAAGGATGGCGAGGGTAATTATCTTCTCCAGCGTGATTTTACAGCTCCCGCAAGATATATTCTCCTTGGCAAGCCTGTATATATTTCTGATAATATGCCGAATATGGCAGCAGGTAAGACAGCTATTTTTTACGGTGATATGAGCGGCCTTGCGGTAAAGATTACAGAGGGTTCACAGTTTAATGTATATACAGAAAAGTATGGTACTCAGCACGCAATCGGTATTGATTGCTGGCTTGAAATGGACGCAAAGGTTGAGAACGCTCAGAAGATTTCAAAGCTTGTTTGCAAAAGCTCATAAGGAATGATATAGCGTGAAGATAAGTGAAATCACTATTGACAGCGTAAAGGAATATTGTGGTATAAGCAGTAATGACAGTGATGTAATTCTGACAGCGTGTCTTGCTTCGGCAAAAGCATACGCTGTCGGTTTTACCGGCTGTGCTTTGGCAGAACTTGAAGAATATGAAGATGTATCGTTAGCTATTATGATGTTGGCTAACGATTACTTTTTATTCAGATTCAGCGGTCAGGGCAACGATAAGCCGAATCCTGCAGTTGAAAATATACTGCATATGCACTGTAAAAATTTTTTATAGGGTGGTGTCTTTATGCAAAATATTGTTTTTAAGGACCGTATAAAGCTTGAAAAAAGAAAAAACGGCTACGGAAGTCACCCAGAGCCGCAGACTGTCGCTGAAAAAGATGTGTGGGCTTGCGTATGCTTGCCAAGTATGACAACTAAGACAACTGCATTAAGTGTTGGTATAAGTGTTGATTTAACTATACATATGTTCAGAAGTGAGTATATGGGTGAAAGCTATACGCACATACTTTATAACAATGAGCGTTATAAAATTGAGAGTGCAACAGCTTCAATCAATAATTTATATATTAAGCTGTCAGTATCAAGGGTGTAAGGCTATGGGTTTTATAGATTTTCAAATTCCCGATGTTAGTGGCTTTATGAGTGACCTCGAAAATTGCAGAGATGAGCTTAATGAAAATGTCAATAACGCATTATTAGAAGGCGCAAAAGCTATTGAATCGGAGCAAAAAAGAATTATTTCCGCAAAATCTGCAAGACTTGCAAAGCTTATAACTCATAAATTCGGTGTAACTAAAAAAGGCAAGATGTATTACAAAATCGGCTATCTTGACGGTTCAAGGGTTGATGAATGGCTACACGGTGCAGTTCTTGAGTTTGGCAGACCTGGCGCAAGACACAGAAAAGAAATCAAGCGAAAGATTAAAACAAAATCAGGCATAAAAGAAATAACCGTCAAAAATGGTGCTATTCAGGAATATTCGCACATACGCAGAGGCTTTGAACTGAAAGAAGAAGTTACTGCGGAAAATGTAGAGAAAGCCTTTGACAATACATTAAATAAATTGGGGGATTGATATGATATACGAGATTATCGACAGCATAATTGAAAGTTTTGGTTATCCTTTTTATGTCGGTATGCCGAATTTTGGAGATGATGAGCCAGAATTGTATATCGTATACACTCTTTGGGAAGTTCCTGACTTTTATGGTGACGGCGAATATCTGGCAACTAAATATACGATAAGTCTGCATTTTTTCTGCGATATAATGCACTTTTCTGAATGCAGACGAGTTGAAAAGCAAATCAAAAAGAAATTACTTGAGAATGATTTTGGTTATATTGGTTCGCAAACTCCGTCCTACGGAGCAGATGAACCACAACAAAGACATATCATTTATGAATTTACTAAGATTTTAGAAAGTGAGGAATAATATTATGGCAAAGAAAACAGTAGGAACACTTGTTAATATCAATAATCTTACAATGTGGTCAAGAAATGAATCTGAGGCAACTGCTACATATGGTGAGGCAGTATCTTTTCAGAAAAGATTTATGACAGTATCTGATACACCAACAACAGTAAGCGACCAGCTTTTCGGCGACGGCGAAGTCGCAGCCGATTATAATGCAATAACAGGCGGTACTCTTGAGCTTGGACTTACAGACCTTAGCAATACAGATAGAGTGCTTATCTATGGCGAAAGCGTAAAAGACGGTACAAATGTTATTACAACAGACACAAACAGCGGATATAATGTTGTTGCATATTCAGGCAAACAGCAGAACGGTCTGCTTACACTTGTTAAGTATCTGCGTGTCAAGTTTGCACCGGGTCAGGAGCAGGCACAGCAGGTCACAAATAGTGGCGTCAATTGGGCTACAAAGACCGTAAGCGGTACATATTCGGCAGACCCTGAAACAGGTATATTCCGTTATATTCGTGATGATGTAGACCCAGCAAAGGATTCCGAAATCGTCACAAAATGGTTTAGTGATGCAACATATTATGGAAAGGTTGGCGTATAAGAATGTTGAACGACTTGGAGCGTAAAAGCTATATGCTCCATATCGGCGGTGCGGAGTATCATATTAGATACTCCTTGAACAGCCGATTATGCTTGGAGCAAAGCTATAAATCACTTGAAGATATATTGCTTATGAAGGTGCAGGATTGGAGCATAGATGATGTCTTACAGCTTGTAAGAGCAGGCTTTGTAGATATGTATTATAACAAGCGTGCAGTTTTAAGGCGAGACTGGGATAATATAAAAATCAAGCATAGGAAAAAGTATCTAAGCATAGCAGAGCTTGGAAAAATCATCAACCAAAAGGATTTAATTGCTATTAAAATTGAGCTTATGGAAGCAATTATCGGCAGCTTTCCTGAGCCGATTTATGGCGAAACCGAGGATTTTAATAATGGGCGGAGCGATATTGATTATAAGCCGCTTTGGGCTTGGTATGTTGCAATACTGCACCGCCCTGAATCCGAATTTTACAGAAGCACTCTAAAAGAGATATATGAAAGAATTGACAGTTATTTAATCATTAAGGGTATGAAAGACAAGCCTGCGGAAGTATCGGAATTTATTGATTAGCTTTAAAAAATTGATGAAAAACCTTTACAATTTGTGAAAAATATGGTATTGTTTTTACGAATACTAATACTAATAATCATAAAAATTGGAAAGGTAGTGTAGTAAAATGAGTGTGTTGGCAAAAGCTTCAATTTGGGTTTTAGGAGGAATTGCTTTAATAGTTGTTATTGGTATAATCGGAGGAATATTTGATAAACGAAAAAAAGAAAGAGATTTAAAACGGACGATACAAAGTGCTATCGAAGACAGTGCCCCTGAAACAGAAAAAATGTCAACTCGTATTAGTATGTTTACACAAATTGTTGGAGTTACTAAAAATAATGATGAGGGTGTAAATATTCAAAATATTTTACCAGAACTTGAAGTTGGTAGCAAGTTGACATTTATTCGTGAGCCTAAAAATTTTTACGATACAAATGCGATAAAAGTTATTTGTGATTATCAACATATCGGTTATATCAAATCCAGCTTAGCAGAAGAAATTGCCCCGATAATGGATTCTGGCAGAAAACTTAAAGGTTACATATCTGAAATAACTGGGGGAACTGATGGAAAGAATTATGGCTGTAATATACATATATCTATATAAAAGGAGAGTTTCTTATGAAAATCAACCGCTATCGCTATCGTTCTGACAATATCATAACTTTTGCGTGGGTATCAATTATTGCTGGAGTTATGCTTGGAATATTTGCTGGAATGATTACATTTAGCACAGAGTATACTACTCACGGAATAATTGAATCTTTTAATTGGACGAATGCTTTAATTGCGTTTATCCCACTTTTTGCAGTAGGTATGCTTTTATTTGGCTTGGCACAATTTTCAATTATGATTGAAGAACTTAATCACGATGAAGATGATGAAGAATAGTATTTGTAATTAAGGAGTGCGTTTTCATGAAAAGAAAAGTTGTTTCAGCTATTTTGCTTGCTTTATTGGCTTTGTCTGCTTGTGCAGGTTGTGGTTCAAAATCAAATAGCATAATAGAATCAAGTAATACAAATAGTACAGATAAGAGTATAATATCTTCTGTTGTTAGTACTGAAAGCTCTAAACAAGAAAATAGCAAAGAAATTTCCAAAGTTGAAAGTCATGCAGAATCTTCAAAACCGGAAGTTAGCAAAATTGAAAAGAAAATCACAAGTATAAAATTGAACAATTCTGATAATGTTAAGGTATACGATGATGAATGTAAATATGATTATATATCATTAAAAGGTTCAGGATACAATAATTATACTAACGAAGTAAAATTTATTAGCACAAATCCAAAAGTAGCAACTGTAGAAACTTATGGCAATAAAGGGTATAAAGATAGAGTCTATTATAAAGTTAAAGCTGTATCTGCTGGTATTACCACTATTTATGCACAAACTAAAAATGGCGAACTGAAAACGGACAAAGTGACATTTACTGTAAAATCAAAAGCAGAGGAATCACGATTAGTTGAAGAATCAAGGCTTGCTGAGGAATCGAAAAGAGCAGAAGAATCACGCTTAGCTGAAGAATCAAAGCTTGCTGAGGAATCAAGAAAATCAGAAGAATCAAGATTATTAGAAAGTAGTAAAAATGCGAATACTACAAATACAAGAGGAAACGGAAATAATTTTAATACATATGATAATGAGGAACAACAAAACACAACTCAGTATGTATTAAACACAAGCACTAAGAAAATTCATCGTTCTCATTGTAGATTTGTAAAAAAGATTGCCCCTCAAAATTATAGTACAACAAGCGATTTGCAATCGGCTCTTGCACAAGGGTACAAAGAATGCAAAAAATGCTTTTAAGTATAAAGGGAGTTTTTAATGAGAAAAAGTACTCTAATTTTACTGTCTTTAATACAGTGTAATGGCAATGTCATTATTCTTTAAATAGGTAAAACTTAATATTCAAGCGTACATCAGAAATGGTGTGCGCTTTTATTTTGCGATTTTATAAGGAGAGTGAGCAATATGTCGCAAAGGTCCGTAGATGTTAAGATAGGTGCAGATACAAGCGGATTCTTGACGGGTATAAGTGATGTGGTTGCTAAGCTTAATGTACTCAATAAACAAATGCTTGAGAGTCAGGCGGCAACTAAAAAAATTAATCAGGAAATGCGTGAGTACGAAAAAGAGCAAGCTAAAATACAAAAAGAAATAAAAGAATCAGGCAGTGCTACCGATGAGCAAAAAGAAAAATTAGCAAAACTTGAACAAAAGCTTGATGAGGCAAGGTCAAGAGCGGCAGAATTAAAAACAGAGCAATCAAAATTGAAGTCGGAAATCAAAAGTGCATCAAAAGAACTTGATGAACAAACCGAGGGTTTGAATAAAGTAGCTAATGCGGAAGATGGTGTTAAGCAAGCAACTGATGAAATGAAAGTATCGGTTGAAAAATCTTCCGAAGGCTTTACAGTTATGAAAGGTGCTATATCTAACCTTGTTTCAGATGCGCTTAATACTGCTGTTGATAAATTCAAGGAAATGGCTGTATCTTCAGAGCAAGCCTTGAATAGCTTACAAGTTAAGACCGGTATGTCGACCGAGGCAGTATCGGAATTAAAAGACGAGATGTACGCTATTTACAAGGATAATTTTGGTGATAGCTTAACAGATGTTGCAGATAAGATTGCGTTAGTTGCTCAAAATATAGATGAAAGCGACCCAAGTAAGATTAAGAGTATTACAGAAAATGCAATCGGTCTTAGCGATGCTTTTGGGTCTGATTTTGAGGAAAATCTAAGAGGCGTAAACGGTCTTATGACTAATATGGGTCTGACAGCAGAAGAAGCATTCGACTATATAGCGAAAGGTTCACAGAATGGTCTTGATAAGACGCATGAACTTACTGATAATCTCGCAGAATATTCGCAGTTGTGGGGGCAGGCTGGATTTTCTGCGGAAGAAATGTTCTCGATACTGCAAAACGGTCTTGATAGTGGTGCTTATACACTTGATAAGGTTAATGATTATGTTGGAGAATTTGGAAAAGCTCTTGCTGATGGTAGAATGGGTGAAAATATTAAAAGTTTTTCTACTGAAACACAAAATTTATTTAATGCGTGGAAAAATGGCAATGCAACTATTGCAGATGTATTTCAATCATCTATAACGGATTTATCTAATATGAAAAGTCAGCAAGAGGCTCTCACACTTGCAACTACAATGTGGGGTTCACTCGGCGAAGATAATGCGATGTCTGTACTTACTTCACTTAATAAGGTGAATGACAAATATACAGATGTTGCTGGTACAATGCAAGAAATCAATGATATACAATACGAAGATGTTGGCAGTCAAGTACAAGCATTGGGAAGACAATTTGAAGTAGATATTTTACAACCGATTGTTAATGGTATAACTCCTTCAGCTAAAGAAATTATTTCATTCGTTTCAAAATCATTACCACAAATAGTAAGCTTGGTTGCTGCTTTAGTAACAGGAACAAAAACATATAAAAGTATAACTACTGATGGGGCATTTCTGAATAGCATAATCAATGGATTTAAGCAACTTAAAACAAGTACAGAAGCGGCAACAACTGCCCAACTTGCTAATAACGCAGCAGTTAATGCTAATCCTTATGTTGCTGTTGCATCCATACTTGTTGGGTTAGTATCATTATTTGCTACATATTCTACTACTGCAAATAATATGTCCGAAGAAACTGATAACGCAAGTGATAGTTTAAAAGATTACACTCAAATTATAACAGATACTAAAAATGCTATGGAGGATAAAAAATCTCAAACAGAGTCAGACATACAACTTACAAAAACCCTTAAAAGTGAATATGATGAGCTACGCAAAAAAACTAATCTTACAGCTTCGGAACAAAGTGAATTAGATTTTGTAGCTAAACAGCTTGCAGAGACGCTTGGCATAAACACGAATAGTTTAAAAGAGCAAAGTGGAGCTTATAAAGATTTAACTGCCAACGTTGATGATTATGTTGAGTCATTGAAAAACCAAGCGATTTATGAAGCAAACGAAGAAAATTTCAAGGCGGCTGCACAAGCAGTTGCGAATACTAAAAAAGAATATGAAAAAGCAGAGAAGTCTTACGATGAATATATCGAAAAAATGAGGTTAAAAAGCCTTGAAGCTAAGTCAAAGGGAAAAAGTTTTTTGATTCCTGAAAATGATACAAATGCAGCTTTAAGTGTATTAGGAAAAGGTGAATCTATAAGTGATATTCTCAATTCTTTAATTTCGCTTCCGAATGATAAAATAAAAGAATATGATTTTTTCTTGGAAAAAGTTGGGGGAAGTGCAGACGAAGTCATTAAGCTAAAAAATTCTATAAGTGAATATAGTAAGCAACAATCCGAAGCAGAATCTGCATTGGAAGAATGTGATGCTGCACTTAGAAATAGTTATAAAACAATAAGTAATCATGTTACTAAAGTTAAAGAGCTAAATATAGAATTTTCAGATTTAATTGACCTTGCCACTGTAGCGGCAAATGCAGAAAAGGAATATGACGAAACAGGAAGATTAAGTATATCTACATTGCAATCTATAATTTCAAAATATCCCGAACTGGAAAATAGCGTATTTAACTATATGATTGGCTTAACTGACGCTAAGTCGGTTATAGAAAGTATGCAATCAACATATTACAATGATGCGGAAGCTTTCCTAAAGGTTCAAATAAGTAAAAATGCAAATAATACTGATTTTTATAAAAATGTTATGCTTGCTAATACGGAATGGGTAAATGATTGTAAGAATAAATATAACATTGATTTAACGAATTATGCCACATGGGCACAAGCAAGAAGTAATATTACGAGTAAAATCATTAAGCAAGTTTCAGCTTTGCCCGGAATAGGACCATTATTAGGTAATGTATTAACATCTGCACAAGACACTTGGTTTGATTATGTATTATCTCAATATACATCAAAATTTGTTACTACTAAAGACAGTTTTCTTAATCTAAATAATATAAATAATTCTAACGATGAGAAAGATAAAAAAGATAAAATAAAAAAATTAACTGATGAATCGAAAAAAGTAGAAGATACGCTACTTAAAAAATATGAACTTGTTGAAGCTGCATATAATCGCTTGGTTGATAAGCGAATTGAGCGTATACAAAAAGAGCAAGAAGCAAAAGAAAAAGCTAAAAATGCTGCAATAGCTGCCATTGATGCGGAAGTCGAAGCACGAAAACGATTGAATGAAGATAAAGAATCGCAAAACGAACTTGATACAATTAATGCAAGGCTGAAATATGAAAAACTCGATGAATTGAGCAGAAGAGAACTTATGCGTAGAAAACAAGAATTGCTCAATGAGCAGGCAGAAACCAAGTGGCAGCGTATGATGTCAGATAAAAAAGACAAGCTTCAAAGTAACTATGATAGTTATAAAAACAACAGTGATTCTATGATTGACGCATTGCAAAGAGCTGCCAATAGTGCTGCTGATTATTTTGATACACTTAAGAATGGTTATAAAACAAACTCATATATCGTTAATAACAATTCTGATACACGCAATATACAAATTATTCAAAATGCTTTGAGCAATCAGCAGATGGTTGATAAATTGCTTAAAGCAATATACAGCAAGTAATGAGGTGATATTACGAAGAAGAGAATAAGATATAGAGCGAATAACGGCTTGATATTTGAATTTGGTGATAAAGCACCGTATTTTCTTGAAAAAATAGATGCAACGAGTTTGCAAGGCTCATTTTCAGCGGATAATTTGCTTGGAGCAGTAGGACAAATAACAACAAGCAAAACATATGGTAATCGAACAATCCCGTGTGAGTTAGCAGTGGTTTTTAATGAGCCAAGTATGATTATGTTCAAGCCTGAAATATTGCAAAAAATTATAGTAGCATTTAGCCCTTTGATTGGTGGAAAACTTGAAATTATTTCAGATAGCGGAACATACGATATTGAATGTTATCCGAGCGAAATTCCAAAGTTTGATAATAGTAAAATATCTTATATATATAGATTTACGGTAGATTTTATATGCGATTTTCCTTATTTCCGTAATATCAGAGAGCAAAAGGCTTCCCTTGTTGCTGATAAAGCAATATTTCTTAAATCTCAATCATATGTAAATACGCCTTTACATATTTACATACCTGATTGCTCTAAAGGTATGATTCTTACAAATAAAACAAGCGGAAAAAGTTTGAAACTTATTGCTTTTAGTGGAGGACCTGTAACAGTTGATACGGGAACTTATTCAGTTGCAAGTGCCGCAGATGGTTCTGATATTTCAAATCGTATTGATTTAACATCGAATATGGACGGTTTCGGCCTTGTTTTCGGTAAAAATGAACTTATTTCAAATGTAGCAATAGATATAAGCTATCATGATTATGTTATAGGAGTGATATAAATGGTGCTTAAAGCGTTTGCTCCTCCAACGGAGCTTAATAGCTTTCAATCAAGCTTGTTGTTTTCAACAGATAAGATTATAAGTCTCACATATACAAAAAAATTTGTTGGTACGGGAAATTTTACATTAATACTTCCGGTGAAGGAGCTTTTTATTGAAAAGCTGATTGAAAATGTATTGTTGAATGTCGATAACGATTGGTTTGTTGTTAATAACATTAAGCGAGATGAGAAACAAATAGAATTATCGGGTACAGACTTGAATGGCTGGCTTGATTTGAGAATAACCGTTTTTGGCAAAACGCAAGTTTCTGGTGCAGAGGGATACGATGTCGTCAAAGGTACTACAGGGGAATGTATCAATCATTATATGATGAATAACGCAATATCGCCAACTGATAAAAACAGAAAGTTACCACGCTTAATTATAAAACAAACAGCACAAGGAAAGAAAGATGATAGCTATATGGCGAGATTACAACTTTTATCTGAGGTGGTTGGGAATCTCTGTAAAAACGCTACTATTGGCTACGAAATATCTGCAGATGTCGAAAATAATCAATTTTTATTTAAGACGATTGTAGGAACAGACCGTTCAGTTGAGCAGAACAACAGACCATATGTAATTTTTTCGCCGACATATGGCAATTTGTTGTCAGCTACATATGAGCGTGGAAATTCAGATTTGCTGAATGCTATATATGCTACTGGTGCAGGTGTAACGCAGACAGTTTATCGCAATAATAATAAAGCCGCAGGGGTACTCCGCAGAGAAACTGCTATTGATGTGTCTGTGTCAACAATAGCGGATATTGAGGATTACACGCTTAATCAGGTTTCGGGAAACATAGCTAATAACAGTTATGAACTTGATGTAAGTGCAATAAATGATTTTGAAGTAAGATACTTTCTTGGTGATTATGTAACAGTAGCAGACCCTAAAACGGGTAAGCATTGGACAGCTCAAATAGAAGAAACAACACTTACTAAATCTGCAACCGAAACAAAAAGAACTTTGACCATAGGAGATGCAAAAACAAAGCTGTTAAACAAAATTCAAAACAGTGCAAATTTAACAATCAACAGTAATGCAAGCAAAACGCAGAATGTTGCTGAACATCTTACAGACCTTATCACTGGCAATGAGGGTGGATATTTAGCTATTCATGAAGATGAAAAAGGTCGGCCTTTTGAACTTCTTATTATGGATAATGAAGATTATAGGCTTGCTCAAAATATTTGGAGATGGAATAAACAAGGGTGGGGACATTCTGGTAATGGGTATGATGGTCCTTATACGCTTGGAGCTACTATGGATGGAGCAATAGTTGCAGATTTGATAACAGCAGGAACCTTGAAAGGTATAGAAATTATCGCAGAAAAAGGAAAAATTGCTGGTTGGACAATCAAAGGCAACACGCTTGTATCAAATGACGGTACTTTTACTATTGATAGTGCTAATAACTGTATTACTGTAAATGACGCAAATAATATACCGCTTATGAAAATTGGTACAGATGGCATCAAGTATATACGCAGCGGAATTGAAATCGGTAGTATAGGTATAACAAAAGGTGCAGAAAGTGAGACATATGGCATAACTTTCAATCTTAAAGACGGTGACGCAATGACCTGGAGTGTGTACGATAAAAGTCAAAAAGTATATGTAAATAAGCTTAGATACACCGAATCAGAGGGCTTAAATGTAAGCAATAACTTTACTTGCAATCAACTCTTTGGTCATGATGTAACGGATATAGACCTCGGCAATGGGCTACACGCTTGGGGATATAGTGAATAGGGGTGATTAGATGATTAACATAATCAGAGGCACAACAAACGATTTAAGCTTGAATATCGAGAACGAAAAAGGCGAGCAGTACACGCTTCAAGACGGCGAAAAAATCATATTCGGTGTTAAAGAAAATGCAGAAAACAGCGATTATAACATAGTAAAAACGCTTACTTCTGCAGATGTTGTTGACGGTATTTGTACTATTAAACTTACACCAACGGACACAGCCGAGCTGTCGTTTGGGCGATATTACTTTGATATTGGCTTACAGACCGCAAACGGTGATTATTATATGATTGTGCCTTGTGATGAGTTTTGTGTGTGCAAGGCTGTTACAGCAAAGGAGGCTACGCAATGATAGCTTTAAAAGGACAGATAAAACAGGTGCAACATCTATCAGGCAAGCTTGGCAAGTCCAACGGTGGCAAGTCAGACCATTATATAGCTAAGCCGCTACATTTTGCAGTAAAGACACACACATTTAGTATGCCAATAAAGTATTATAATCTACCAGATACCGTTAATGGAGAAACGACAGAAACAATAAACGGAACTAAGTCATTTGATAATCCGTCAGCATTAACAGGCAAAGTTATAAACGGCATAATGCTCTATAGCCTGCCCGATGGAACTTGTGATGTTATTGAAATCGCAGATGGTGTAGTATCAGTTGAGAAAAAATGCGGATACGCTGTAATTGACGGAGATACTCCGATTACGGCAATTATAAAGAGCGGAGATTCAAGGGTTGCAAGCGGATTTTTTGCGATAGGCTATACAAAAACAACATTTAATGATTTGATAGAACCACAGGCAACAAATGTATATTGCAATAGATTATCTGTAAGTAAGCAAAAAGCTTTAACTGCTGTAACTGAAACGGCAATATACATAAACAGCTCGCAAGCACTTTATATCGTTTTGCCGACAGGGACTTGTGATGAAGATAGTGAAAGCGTTGTCGAATGGCTCAACAATCATAAAATCGAAATTATATATCCCATCGCTGAATTAAGTACAACATCAAACTTAGATAATGAGGAGGAAATATTATGTCTTATGTGAATAAAATTATAAGCATAAACGGAACAGAAAAGGATTTTATAAAAGCATTTGCGAATGAATTAACATCAGCAGACAGCAGAATTACTTGCGAAACAGATATTGACGCAGAGTTTGCTAATGAAGATTCATCTCATATCATTACTATAATTTTTGATGTGAGTAACTGCTATAAGATAAAGCTTATAAGAGCCGTGGCGATTAATAGGGCAACTTCTCAATATAATATACAGACAGTAATCAATAATGTGGATAAATCAAGTGCAGGCTTGCTTTTTTTAGGTGCTACGAAATTCGTAACAGATATAGCAACGAGAACATTTAACTTTATGTTAATTTCAAACGATAACACAGTAGTAATGTTGTTTAGTGACCATAATCAATCTCTGCCGAATGCTTATAAGTACAATTTAATGTCGTACCACGAGCAGAATTTTAACATTGTAGCTTATAGCAATAGTATTAATACAATAGCAAGCAAATCGGAGTTTATTCGTACAGACGAAAAACATAAGGGCGAAATTTATAAAACAACTAATCGTTTGCTTTATAGTCGAGATGAAAATGTAGAAATTATAGAAAGTAAACCGCTTGTGCAAAATAATATTGCAGTACACGATATGAAAAGTGTGTATGATTGCTCAAATGTCACAGCAGGAAGCATATTGATTATTGATAGCAACAAATACTTCGCTATTGATAGCAATACATTGATTAAAACTTAATTGAGAAGAGGTGATGAAAATTGAATGTTGAAATTATACTAAGTTTATTATCTGTACTTTGCTCGCTTATAGGTTCTCTTGGCGGTATTTTAGTTACCTCAAAGCTTAATCTCTACCGCCTTGAACAGCTTGAAAAAAAGGTTGACAAGCATAACCATCTTGTCGAGAGAATGTACGAAATTGAGAAAACTGTCACAACAGCAACCAGTCTTTATGATGAAGAAATCAAGGTTATCAACCACCGTATAAACGACTTAGAACAAGATTCAAAATGAAGGAGAGGTTAAATATGATGAGTACAAAAGCTAAAAAATGGATTAAAGCAGCAGGCATAAGAGCAATTAGAACAGTTGCTCAGACAGCAGTTGCTACAATTGGTGTATCAGCAGTTATGCAAGATGTAAACTGGGCTATGCTAGGCTCTGCAAGTTTACTGGCAGGCATTTTATCTGTGTTAACGAGTATTGCGAGCTTGCCGGAAGCGGAGGACTGAACGGATTAAACAATGAAAGGAAGTATTATAATGACAGAACAGACTAAAAGACAGCTTATCAAAGCACTTGCATACGGCAAGACGAATGACGAAATTAAAGAGTGTATGGAAATAACTGATGATGACATTAACAGTGTCACAGCAGAGGAAATTGAGGCAGAAAAGGCTTATTATAGGGAAATGGGGTATTTGCAATGAGAGAGAAGCTTATTGATGTAAGTACTTGGAATGGCAATATCGACTGGAATAAGGTTTATAAATCAAGGGTTAAATATGCTATGATTCGCTCGTCCTTCGGCATTGAAAATCCTAATCAGGTCGATAATAAGTTTGTGCGCAATATTACAAACGCTCAGCGAGCTGGTGTTAAGTGCGGTGTCTACCATTATAGTTATGCACAATCTGTCGCAGAAGCACAGAAAGAAGCTGAGTTTTGCTTAAAAATAATAAAAAACTATAAGATAGATTTACCTGTTGCTTTTGACATTGAGGATTCTTCGCAAACTCATCTTGGCAAAGACACTCTTACAAGCATTGTTATTGCCTTCTGCGATAGAATCAAGTCTGCTGGCTATCGTCCAATGC